TTGCAAAGGTAGATACATTACTTGGCTTAGGGCCAGTGTTTGGGGCTTGGCGCTTTCTGGCAACAGCACTCGCCTTTTGCGACGCGCTCATCTGTGTGGCTTTTGCAAGTGGGACGCACTTTGGATATTTCCTCTTCTGGGAAGAGCCAGTTGACGTACTTCTCCCACAAGGTTGATATTTTCCATCTTTTCGCTTTGCTCCAATATCTACCCATTTTTCTGAAAACCATTTTGTTAGTCCTCCCTGTTTCATACCTGCAGGCACACAATTAGGTACCATTTTATTTCCTTTTTTCTTCATGCCTTTTTGGACATAGCCCTCCCAGCATGTTCCTCTACTAGACATACTTCATCTTTGTCATGTTAATAACCCCACCCTCTTTGTATCTAGGTTTAGGTTCATAATGCATTTGCATTCCTCTTTGTTCACTAATAATATAACCTTTTGCTTTTTCTTCTTTTTTAGGTTTAGATTTTGGTGTAATAATTTCTTTACCTTTAGCAGCCGCAGTATAAATTAATTTACCTTTCATATCATATTCAGATATTGGATTTTGAATATCAATCAAATATTTTCGTTTTTTATCACGATCACCTGGAATAGGTTTTTTCTTTTTCTTAACTTCTATAGTAGACATATCAACACCTCCTCCTTTGTTCATTTTTTTAGGGCCCCAATCTTTTCGTTTAGTCCCAGAAGGATCTTTAATTTTACCAGCACATATTTTAGATGCATAAGCATTAGCGTATGCTGAAGGATAAACCTTAAACTTACGTTTCGCTGCTGATTTGCCTCTCGCGCATAATTTGGTCATTTTTATATTTGCTCCTGTTATAAACTTTTTTAGACCTTATCATTTTAGGTCTAAATCGTCTAGTCCGTAGGCTTTTGGCTATTGGGTTTTTTCTAGGCATATTTTATTTCTGCCTGGTTCTAATACAGAAAAGCCATACTTTTCAAGAACCTTGTTGATTAATTCCATATCGTATTTAGGATAATCATCAAATACAAATCTAGTCCCTTTAGTAGATCTATTCGCAAACCAAACTGCTTCTGTAATTACATCTTTGGTCATATGTGGTCCGTCAAAATGAACAAAATTAAAATACTCTAAATGACCATTTTCATTCATAAACTCTGTATCTGTCATTTTAATAATATTAAACATAGGATAATTTTCAAAATCTTTTTTCATTTGTTCATACATATTATCTGTATAATCACAGGTATAAGAACCCGAACTGTCATAATGCTGATAATTTAAATTACCGTATGGATCAATACCAAAATGCATATAAGGGTGTCCCTGTAATCTTTCTTTAAACGCATCCATTATAATTTTAGAGCCTAGTCCTTCTCTAACCCCTATTTCTGCAGAATAATATCTATCTTTTGGACTGTATACGGGAGCTGTTTCGCACCACTTTTTTAGTAGTTCGTAATCCGAACTGTCGCCTCTTATCATTAGTTCCTTTTCTAGCTCCCCTTAGTTTGCCTTCTACTTCTTTTGGAATCTGTGCTCTTGATATTGGCATTATACTAAATCGGTTGCTTTTCCTATAATTGGTTTGTATTTTGTTTTACCATCTTCTTTAAAGGCTCGCAAGAATTGTTTTCTAGGTTTTTCACTGACATAACTGCAATGTACCCACCCACTGTTAGGTTCTCCTGGGACATAAAACTCTAAAATCATTTGATCAAAATCAAGGTTTTTATAAATCCAATCCGCCACTTCCGCATTATCTTTACCAGGACATTCAAAATCACAAGCCTCTGCTTTTGTATGTTGACTAGTAATTAAACTACCTATTTTAAGACAAAGATCAGGAGATCTAAATCCACTGGTCACGGACACTGGACCAAAGTGATCTCGTACTGGTTGCAAAATATTTTCACACAGTAATTTTAATTTTTCAATTTGATTAGCATTAGGATTGTTATCCACACCTAATCGTACCGCAGTGTCTGATTTAATTAACTCTTGTAAAGTAAAGTTCCTTGAAAGGTTCATTAGTGATCTAATATTTTTTTTATTGATTTACTTCCATCTATATTTTCTTCTAATTCAGCTTTTACATTACCACATTTATAAGTAACATTCAAATTTTGGTCTCGTTCTGCAAGTCTTTTACCCTTTAAACAATCAGACATAGACTCTTGTATTCTGTGTTCTACCATAACTCCTGCAACAAACATACAGAGAGCAACAACACTGCTAATAACCGTTCCCATTAGCAAACTCCCGTTGTTTGTCTTTTAATTTTTCTATATCTTTTTGGGCTTTATCTAATTGTTTCATTAAAAATTCTATATTAACTTTGTTAGTCATATTCATTTCTTGAGTCTGTTGCATCTTCTCAACCTGTTTATATAGATCTTCAATTAACATAAATTGTTCTGAGTCTGCAGGTAAAGAACCCATTAAACCTCTAGGCCATTTAATTCTAAACTCTGTGTTATCTTCAACATCGGATTCCATTAATTGTAATCTAGTATGATGTTGGTTTTGTGTTTCAATCAAACCAAAATAAGCCCAGGTTCCAATTGCGACGAGCGCAATCAAACTGGCAACCGTCTTCATTGGCATCTGCACTGACGCCTCTTCAGAAATCGTCAATGGTTTTTTCATTAAATACCTTGTAATCTAGGGTCGTCAGAAGTAATATTTTTAGTCGCTTTAGGTCTTGCTATAGACTCTTTACTTCTTTTACGAAGTTGAGCCTTTGCAGATTCCTCTTTTCTTTTATCTTCTTGTTGTTTTTTTAAATCCCATTTAAAATTCATTTGTCCTCCTTTGGTTCTATTTCATAGAACATTTTGTCCGTATCTTCTGTAACCCAATCTGAGCCTTCACAATCCCAAACTGTATTTTGGACTTTATAATCAGGCCAGCTGTCATCAGTAGTATAACTATTAATGTGCCACAAAATACGATTATTAGGCTGAGCTGCATAATTCCCGTTATTAAGAGCCAATATATGCGCGCACTTATGTTCTTGAGGAATTTCACTATGCTCAACATTTAATATATTAGTCTCTGGGTGTGCCCAGTCAATAGTAAAAAGATATTGTCCATGGTAAAATTTCTTATCTTTTCCTAAGAATTTACCTTCTACGCCAGCCAACCAATCAAAAGAATGAACAGAAGGCCAATAACTAAAACAGTTCCACAACTGTAACTCGTCAACCGACATATCCGGCACTTCGGTTCTATCATAACGTTTTTGGAAAAACGCTGAGATAGGCAATCTATAAAAGACTGCACCATTTGGCAACATAACGTGAAATAATAAGGCACGTCCTGATATACTTGCCATACCGAAGATGACACAGTCTTGCTCGCCTTTTTTATCCATGTCCATATCATACAAATATTCAGTACGAATTTTGCAGTAAATAGGTGGTATATTCGCGTTAAGGTAGGCCATATTTTAATCCTTATATTATCATTATCCATAAATGTCTCCCCAGTTTTCCCCTGACTCATAATCAACTTTATTGGGTACTTCTAGTTTAACAGCATTTTCCATAATCTCAATAATTTTATTTGCATGTTCTGGAGACTCTACTGATAAATCTAATTCATCATGAATTTGTATGTGTGCTACAATACCTTCTTTATATAAATCAACCATTGCTTTTTTAGTCATATCTGCAGCACTACCTTGAATTAATTTATTTAAAGCTTTGTAAAGATAAGCTCTTTTAATCCCCGGTCCGTGTTCCCTGAGTGCATCTTCATGTGTCATGGCTTTATGCATACCAAACATATTCGGTTCCCATAAATGAAACCTACATAATCTACCTAGCAACGTTCTAATTTGACCTTGATCCTGAGCTCTATTTGATGCAGCATTCATTAAGTTTTTAACAAAAGGTACCTTTGCATGATACTGATTAAATAATTCATCTGCTTTTTCTTTTGTTACACCAAGTTCTGCTTGCAGTTTAGTTTTACCCATACCATAAAACAAACCTAAGTTAATTGTTTTAGCTTGTGATCTAGGTATCTCTGCCATGTCTGCTACAATCTGGTGAAAGTCTGTATCTGTATTTTCATTATACGCATCAACAACATCATACACCGATGGAAATTTTTCTAGTGATGCATAATGTACAACCAATCTTGGTTCTTGTTGTGAGTAGTCAAAACAACCCCAGGTGTGTTTCTCTTCTGGTAAAAATAAAGATCGTATCATAGGTCCTAGATCCTTGTTCCGTGCTGGAAGTTGCTGTAAGTTTGGATTACTATAACTGAATCGTCCTGTTACAGTACCACCTTGATCGGATCTTATTTGATTGATGTCAGCATGAATTCTACCTTTATGTTCATATTTAATAATAGTATCAATAAAAGTTGTGTGTGCTTTATTAATCTCTCTTGCTTGTGCAATTTTTTGAACTAAAGGATGTGTATGTTCAGCTAAAAAATTTTTAGTAAAAGAGGGTGCTTTTATCTTTTCAGAAACAGGATATGGTAAATTTAATTTATCAAATACTTTTGCAATACTTCTTGCAGCCCATATCTGTGGTTCAATACCCGTTTCTTTTTGTACTTCTAATAATAATTGTTCTTCTTGAGATTGTAGTTGAGTCTTTAATTGTGAAGCTCTCTCTGCATCTACTCGCACACCTTTAAATCTCATATCCACCAGACATGGAAATAAATCTGTTTCTAAATTAAAAATAGATTCTATATCTTGTTGTATAATTTCTGTTTTAAATTTTTGCCATAACTCTAAAGTTAACTCAGCATCTTTTTCTGCATAAGCTCCAACATACATTGGTGGTAACTTCCACATATCTGCTTTTGGATCAAGTCCTCTAGATTTTGCTTCATCACTTAAAGCAGTTTCATTTTTACCATGACCTAAATAGTCCCAAGACAATGCATTTAAAGAATATGCAAATCTATTCTCATTAATTAAACTTGCTGCAATCATGGTATCTACTATTAAACCATTGATTTTTATACCTAAATTACGTATCCAACATACGTCATACATAGCATTGTGAAAAATTTTTATGGCTGGACAAGCCATAGTATCAGCAAACCACGCTAATACTTTTTTACGATCCATGTTGCTCCCCGATCCATGAGCAATTGGAAAATAAAATTTTCTACCAGCAACAGCTATAGCAATACCAATTACTTCTCCATTACCTATTACAGACCCAGAACCTTTTGTGATAAGATCAGGATCTCTAGTTTCTAAGTCAATTGCTATTTCATCATAGGACCTTAAGTCAGGAAATTCTTCTGGTTCTATCCATTCTGTTTGTGCAGTAAATATAGGTACTCTCATTATATTTTTTCTTTTAATGAATCTAAATATTCTTGATCTTCTTTATCTAAATCTTCTTGTTTCTTTTTACCAAAAATTTCTTCCCAACGTTTTTTATAATTGTCATTAGGAGGTCGAGACTTACCGTCCCATTGTCTACCTTTTTCTTTTGCCATCTGTATCTCTTGTCTTTTTAATTTCTAATTCACAATAATGAATTATTTTTTCTAGATCTTCTATGCCGTTTTTATTTTTATAACGACATACATATTTAATAACATTTCCCTGAAAGAAACTCAAGTCGTTCTTAGAAATAAACTCATAGGGTTGTATGTGAAAGTCTTTGTAATGACTTCCGCCTATCTGCTTATCTTGTGGAAATATTTTTTCCATGTCAT